GCGTGAGCGTCAAGGACGCGTACTACCTGATCCACCGTTCCGAGATCGAGGCGGCGCAGATGCAAGTCGCGGCACAGAAGGCCCAGCAGAAGCTGAGCCAGAGTGTGCAAAGCGGCATCCAGCGCCCGACCGAAAACGGAACGCAGCATGTCTCCTCGCCGCTGGAAATCCGTGACGATCCTTCCAAGTGGTCCAAGGCGGACCGTGAGGAAGTGAAACGCCAGGCGCGAATGGGCAGGAGAATCATCCTCTGACAAGCCTCCTCGCGCATGGCATGGACCAATGCGTAAAGGAGCAGAAAATGAAGAAGTTCTATCTTTTCAACCTGCAGATGTTCGCTGAGGCGGGCACTGTGACCAACGTGACCACCGGTACTGTCAACTCCTACACCGGAGCGACCACCAACACCAACGCGATGAGCGCGGAGATGAAGATCTTCTACAACACGGAAGTTCTGGAGAACAGCCGTGAGAAGATGATCTTCGGCCAGCTGGGCAGCAAGCAGAGCCTGCCTGCGAACCACGGAAAGAGCGTTGAGTGGCGCAAGTTCGACACCCTGCCCCAGGCTGACAAGCTGCAGGAAGGCGTCATCCCTGAGGGAAAGAAGCTGACCACCACCAGCGTCAATGTGCCCATTGACCAGTGGGGCCTGTACGTTTCCATCTCCGACGTGCTGGATATGCACGCCATCGACAACATCATCCTGCATGCGACCGAGGAAGTCGGCTACAGCGCGGGCCTGACCTACGAGAAGCTGATCCGCAGCATCCTGATGACCAACGCGAACGTGCTGTTTGCTGACGTGCTGGACGCCGAGGGCAACTTCGTCAGCACCCCCGCGACCCGCGCCGCGCTGGCCCAGGCGACTGCTAACGTGGCCTACCTGACCCCCCGCATGGTCAACAAGGCTGTTACCATCCTGAAGAAGAACAACGCCCCCACCTTCTCCGGCGGCAAGTACCTGGCTGTTATCCATCCCTCCGTTGCCGAGGATCTGCGCAACAGCAAGGGCTGGATCGAGGCCCACCAGTACGACGCCTCTGCGGAGATCTTTAATGGCGAGATCGGTGAGCTGCACGGCGTGCGCTTCGTGGAGAGCAACCTTGCCCCCATCGTGAAGGAGGGCGAAGTGGCGGTGTACCTGACCATGTTCTTCGGCAAGGACGCTTTCGCGGTCATCGACCCCGAAGGCGCGGGCATGGAGACCATCATCAAGGACCGCAGCGAGATCGGCGGACCCCTGAACCAGTTCAGCACCGTGGGCGCGAAGTTCGAGATGGGCGCCGGCATCCTCTACCCTGAGCGTATGCTGACCCTGGAGAGCCTGTCCAGCTACTCTGACCTGGACGAAGCCAATTAAGGAGGATACCTGCAATGGCTGACAAGGAAGTCAAGACCACCGAAGTGGAGACCAAGCCTGAAGCCGCCAAGAAGCCTGCCAAGGAGCAGAATCCCTGGGCGGTGAAGAAGAAGATCCGCCTGGACAAGAGCCTGGGCGGTGACAAGAAGTCTGTATACGTCGCGGTGAACGGCCGCGCCTACAACGTGCCCACGGGCAAGGAGTGGGAAGTGCCGCTGCCCATCTACGAGCAGCTGAAGCGCATGGAAATCCAGATGGACATGCTGGACGAGGTGCGCGATGACATCGCGAAGGAAGCGAAGGAAAACATGAGCCGCAACATCGGCTGACCCGCAAGGGGGATGGGGACAACCCCGTCCCCCTTTTTGTTACGAGGAGGAATAGCATGACCATACAGGCTGCCATCGACACGATCGATATGCTGAAACCCAACATGATACCGCCGAATCAAAAGGTCGCATGGATGAGTGACCTGGATGGAATGATCTGGCGGGAAATCATCATGAAGCACGAAGGTGTGCCGGACGGCATTTGTTTTGAAGGATACGACCAGGACACAGAATTCGGTGTGACACTTCTTGCACCGGAACCATACGCAGACATATACCGCCACTACATGGCGACGCAGATAGATATAGCAACACGGGAAACAAATGAGTACACCAAGGACATGCTGCTGTTCAACAACGCATGGCAGACGCTATGCGATTACTGGACAAGAGAGCATATGCCCAAGAGCAAAGTGACAGAACTGCGATTCTGAGAGGAGGAAAATATGGCATTTTTCCCTGAGCTGCCGATGTGGGAAACGGCAACCATCAACACAAAAGCCTTCCTGGGGCTGAACCGCGGACTGTCCATTGCAGATGGAGAAATGGCAGACATGCTCAACATGAGCGGTGATCATTATCCTGTCCTGTCCACCCGCAAGCCGCGCGCGATGCACACATGGCCCGAGGGCGGAGAAAACAGGTTTGCAACGCCGCTGAGCGGGATGCTGGGCACGGATCGCCTGATCCTCTGCCATGAGGACAAGGTGTATATGGACGGCGCGGAAATGCCGATCAAGCTGTCAACGGACGAAAGCATGCAGCCCAAGCACCTTGTGAGCATGGGCGCGTATGTATGCATCTGGCCGGACAAGAAGTACTTCAACGTCACCAACCCGGAAGACAGCGGGGACATGGGAAAGAAATGGGGACCGGAGGGGGATGCTACCATTTCTGCGATGATGTGCCGCAAGGACGGCACGAATTATGACGAGGACAGTATCACCATCAGCGAAACTGCGCCGGCGGAACCGGAGGACCGGCAGATGTGGCTGGACACATCCGGTGAAACAGATGTGCTGAAGCAGTACAGCGCCATGCACCAGGAGTGGATCCAGGTAGCGACTACCTACATCAAGATTCAGGCGGACGGGATCGGCAAGGGGCTGAAGGAATCCGACGTGGTGCACATCAGCGGCGCCAAGGTGAAGGGCGAAGCTGCACCAGCAGCGGAAGCAGGAACCGAAACACTTCCCTACCCTACAGACGATTTCCACCTGTACTCTGCATTCAATACAACCCACATGGGCGGAACCAACTGGGTGAGCAGCACTGCCAATATTGCAGAGAGGACAAAAACCTTCAAGGTGGACGGGATCCCGGAAGGAGCGGCGGTGACCAGCGCAGTGCTGAAAGTGACAGCCGGATCATCCGCATATGGAGCGAAGCTTCTGACGGTCAATGGGACATCCATCAAGGAAGGACAGGAAAACGAGGTGCCGGTGGAGGCATCGGGAAATGGAGAGTACTCCTTCCTGTTCCGCTTTCAGAGCAACAACGACGCGAATGTCAGCGGTCAGCACGGTGGCTCCGTAAGCTTCACGGGCGTTGTGCTGGAAATCACATATGAAGTAACCGCAACGCCGGCGGATGCAGATGTGGACTTTCTGAACACGACGAACATCCTGTATGGATGCGGAGATAACTACATCATCGTGGCAGGTCTTTTGAGGGCCGCTGTGACGCTTGCAGAGAGCCTTGCGGTGGAACTGAAGATCCCCGACCTGGACTATGTGTGCGAGGCGAACAACCGAATCTGGGGATGCTCCTACGCAAAGATCGACGGAACGCTGACCAACGAGATCCGCTGCTGCGCGCTGGGTGACTTCCGGAATTGGTACAGGTTCGAGGGGACAAGCATGGACAGCTATGTCATGTCGGTCGGATCGGACGGGAAATTCACGGGAGCATACAGCCTGCAGGGCGTGCCGCTGATGTGGAAGGAAGGATTCCTGCACAAGATAAGCGGCACACAGCCAAGCAACTTCACGCTGAACACACTCAAATGCAGAGGCGTACAGGACGGCTCCTGGCGGTCGCTGGCGGTGGTGAATGAAACGCTGATGTACAAGGCCGCAACAGATGTGATGGCCTACGACGGTGCTATGCCCTACTCCGTCAGCGAAAAGCTGGGGACGGAGCGCTACTACGAAGCGGTGGGCGGCGCACAGCGGGACAAATACTACATCAACATGAGGGACAGCCGGATGCAGTACAGCACCTATGTGCTGGACACTGCGAAGGGGCTGTGGTACCGGGAAGATAATCGGCGTATCCCGCTGATGGCCTCTGTCAGCAATGAGCTGGTGATGGCGGTGGAGGAAGCAGGAGAAACGCTGCTGCAAAACGCTGCAAAAGCACAGGAAGGCGTGAACGATCAGCCCTGGAGCGCGACGTTTGGCATCTTCGGATTCGAATTTGAACGGAGCAAATATCTGTCCCGATTCAATATCAGGGCACAGATGGTGGCCGGCAGCGTGATGCACTTCGACATCCAGTACGACTCCAGCGGAGAATGGGAACGCATGGGGACGATGAAAAGCAGGACACTGCAGACGTTCACGCTGCCGATCATCCCGCGGAGGTGCGATCACTGCCAGGTGCGAATCAGCGGCGTGGGAGATGTGAAGATCTATTCCATCGCAAGGGTATTCGAGGAAGGAGGAAACTGATGGCGACTTATCATGAAGTGCCGAGGCCGGAGCGGCCAAGGGGGACGGACGAGCAACGTTGGGAGCAGGTATACAGATACCTGTTCCGGCTTTCTGAACATCTGGAGCACATCATCAACAACCTTGTGAAGGAAGGAGAGATAGAAAATGAGCAGAAAACCGTATGACGAATTCACCAACTATGGGACAACAATCGGACCAGAACAGACAAGAGGAACGACAAGTGAACAGCAAAAATACGCTTATCCCATTGGCCCAATATGGCCTGAAGGCATGAAAGACCAAAGCTTCGAAGAAATAGCATATAACTACCCAACGGCACCAACAAGAACGACAGCGGAAAGAACATCAACAAGCGTTGGGGGAGGAACAACAGGCGCCGGCGGCGCGACCTACACTGTCAACGCGGGTAACCAGCCCTATGTCAACCAGCTTAACGCGCTGTACGATCAGATCATGAACCGCAAGCCCTTTCAGTATGACCTGAACGGAGACCTGCTATACCAGCAGATGGCGGACCAGTATGCGCAGATGGGCGCGCAGGCGTCCCGCAATGCGATGGGGCAGGCGGCGGCACTGACGGGCGGCTACGGGAACTCCTACGCACAGCAGGTGGGTACACAGGCGAACCAGCAGTACATGACGGCGCTGAATCAGAACATCCCGGATCTGTACCAGCAGGCGCTGAACGCCTACATGGCAGAGGGCAACAGGATGATGAAGCAGTATGAGCTGGCAGCGGCGCACCCTGGCATGGTGGAGGCGATCAGACCGAAGACCTACACCGTACAGCAGAAAAGCGCAGAGGAAGGCGATGACACGTCCGCGTACATGCAGATGCTGCAGAATATGCTGAGTGGACGGACCAGCATGCCCGGAAACACAACGCCGGGTTTCAGTTTTGAAGATTACCTGAAGATGTTTCAGCAGTGAGGAGGTCACATATGCCCAGGATCAAGACACCGTATGAGCTGGCCGTCGAGCGCTTCATCCAGCAGGGGACTGTTGATGAAGCTGCAGAGCAGATGTGGCGTACAAAAAGCGGCCCCGCCTCGCAGAAACTGACGGAGTATGAGAAGTACAAGCAGGCGGGTGGCCAGGGATTGAGCAGCCAGGCATCGGCCCAGCTGAACAACAAGAACTTCTACACAGCCGGAACGATCAAGGAATACAACCCGGAGCATACCTTCCGCAGCTACCTCGATCAGCAAGCCTTTCTTCGGAAATTCCGCGACGAGGGCGTATGGGATGTGGAGGGCAACGCCCCCTCTGCGTGGTCAGGAACATTCCTGGCCGCGCAGATCCCTGCGCTATTGAAGAAATATCAGGACAGTCAGGCTGCAGACGCAGAGTGTGCAACCGGCTCCGCGATGGCGGAATATGAGAAGCTTGCGAAGAATGCGGAACGCTGGAAGCAACTGTACGCAGAGAAGGATCGCGGCTATTCCGGCGAGACCATGGACGATGGCAAGCCCAACACGACCAATATGCCGGTGGAGGAAGCCGCACGCTGGCAGAACTGGCTGATGGCGGATTACCTGCTGGGCGATCAGGAAGAACTGTTTGACTTCGATGCTATCAACAGCCGATATGAGGCGATGAGCGACGAGGAGTACTACGCCGAGGAAGCCCGCCTGCAGAAGCAGTTTGATGAGCTGGACTGGGAAGCGCTGATGAATCCGCAGATGCCGGTCTATGAGAGCAAGACTGCCGAACTGGAGAAGCAGTACAACGACGCGGTGAAGGAGCAGGAAGCCCGCAAGCTTTGGGACACCTACAAAGGGCTGGCGGAGCAGACCCCCGGCACGCTGGATCTTGAAAAGTACTACGCGGAGAACATCGAAGGGTACGACCCCCAGGTGTTCAGCAGCGACCGGATGGCGAATCTGGTGTACTTCATCAACCATCAGGGCGGCAGCGGCCAGCAGTTCAATGTGGAGAGCATGATGCAGGGCGCAGGGCTGGGCTCGTTGTTCACGGATGAAGAACAGCGGACCGTGCAGTCCTATTACGACAAGGGATACAACTACCTGCTGCCGGACGAGATCGTCGTTTACAATGACCTGTATCACACAGATCCGAAGATCGCCCAGGGCTTCCTGGACTCGCTGGAGGGAGAACTGAGCAAGCGCAGATACATGGTCAAGAACGCCGAGACAGAAGTGCTGGCGACGTCGAAGGAATTGTCTGTACCGATGTGGATGATCGGTCGCGTTGCAGGAATCGCAGACGCGCTGATGGCTCCTGTGAAAGCCGCAGAGGCGTTGAGCGGAGATGACAACTACTACGGCCATACAAACGACTTCGGAAACATGCAGCAGATGGTGAACGCTGCTCAGGAAGCCGGACTGGGTGAAGTAGAGTGGGCAAACAATCTGGGCACGATCGGCGGGAAGAATATCCTTCAACACCTGTACACTGGAGGTACATCGGCGGCGGACAATACGCTGCGCATTGGGGCAGGCGGAAAGTTCGGCGCGCTGGCGCTGGCGGGACTGGGCAGTACATCAAGCGCATTGCAGGAATTGTCGCTGCGGGATGATATGTCCGGTGCGGCGAAGGTTGTGCAGGCAGGATTGATCGGCGGACTTGAAGTCGTTACCGAGAAGATCGGCCTGGACAATCTGTTCAAGGTGGATGTACCAAGTGCGTCGAAGTATCTCATCAACAGCATGGGCGCGGAGATCGGCGAAGAAGTAGTGAACGCCATCGGACAAGAGGGCGTGGAATACGTCGTTGCGATGATCTTCGGGCATGAAGCGGAGATCAAGAGCGCCGGAGAGCGTGGGACCGACCTGCTGAACACCATTGTGCAGACCGCCATATCCTCCCTGCTGATGGGCGGTGGAGGCGCGATCAGCCAGGACATGAATACCCGCGCGACGGGCAAGCAGCTGCAGCGTGAGGGAGACATCGAAGGTGTGTTGAAGATCGCGGAGAGCATGCCGGCAGGGAGTGCGTCTGCCCAGGCAGCGGCGCCCATCCGGGATATGCAGAAGCGTGGCAAAAAGGTCAGCACCCGCAGCCTGGGGAAACTGGTCAACGCCGTGGCAAAGGACATCGGCGATGAAAACGCGGCGACCGTCAACCGGATCTACGAGGAGGCCATCGAGGATCGGCTGGTGGAGCTGGGCGAGGACGCAGCCAGCGCAAAGACCCTGGCGCCGACGATCCGCAAGGTAAGCAGGGGCGAAAAAATCCCCATGCATGAGCGTGCGGCGATCGCCTGGACGGACAATGCCAGCCAGGTGGTGAAGGAACTGGCGACGGAAACCCGCGAGGGAGAAGAAAACCGCGCAGGACAGAGCTGGAAAGCGCAGACGCAGGGGAAACTGACGGAGGCAGCAGTGGGTACGCTGGGCAAGGCCGCACAATTCCGAGAGGCAATGACCAGCAAGACCAGCAACGTTACCGCAGCCGGAAAGGCGGCAGAGCGCGCCAAGGCGTTGACCAAGGGCAACAAGGGGAAGAACAAGCTGCAGGCGAAGGAACTGGCCTATGATGACGGAACCAAGGGACAGGGCGAGTTCAGGAAGGTCATCAAAGACGGGGACACCCTGAAGGTCGGCATTAGCGTGGATGGCAGCGATCAGCTGAAGGAAGTATCCGTGGATAGCCTGACCGGTGCTGGCGATGAGGGCCTTGCGACCATTCTGGAATATGCAGCCTATGAATCCCGTCATGAAATGAGCGCGGAAGAAATCAACATCATGGCAGGAACATATGCCCAGCAGGGCGGCGATGCGGGAGCATTCATCCAGCAGTTTGAGGAAAGCTACCTCGCCGGATACAGCGGCGTGGAGCAGAAACCCTCCAGCAAGCTGATGCAGATCGCATACGACCACGGACGCTACGAAGCTGTGAAGGACGAAAAGAACCGCGTAGCACGGGCAAAGGAAGCCCGGAGCAACGCGGCGCCGACGGTGGGCTGGCTGGGTGATGCGGCCTCTGATGCGGATGTGAAGGGCAGCGGAGACGCAAAAGCCCTGGACGAAGCAACCAAGGGAATGACGGAAGGCCAGCAGCTGGTGGTGGAATTCGCGAAGAACCTGAGCCGGAACACGGGGCTGAACATCGTCATGTTCCGAAGCAAGGCGATGGACGGCGGCAGCATCAGCACGCAGAACGGCTCCTACGACGCAGCGACCAACACCATCTACCTGGACGTGAACGCCGGTGTGAACAACGCGGCAGAGCTGGCAAGGCAGAAGGAAGAAGGGACGCTGGGATACGCCATCATGCGGACGATGGGCCATGAAGTGACCCACGCCATCGAGGCGACCAGCGTGGACTTCTACGACCAGTACAAGCAGGCGGTGAAGGAGGAACTGACCGCCGCCGGCAAGGACTGGGCACAGCTGGTGCGGCAGAAGCTGGACGCCGCCATGCGCGCCGGACAGAAGCTGACCTATGCGGGAGCCGAGGCCGAAGTGGTGGCGGACGCCTCCGAGTACATGCTGCAGGACAGCCAGTTCGTGCAGAACATGGACGCGGGGCTGAAGAACAAGGTCAAGCGGATCATACAGGACTTCATCGGGAAGATCCGTGCGGCGTTCAAGGCGCTGACCGGAGGCCATGAGGAATCCCTGGCGCTGCGGACGATGCGAAACGGCGTAATGCAGTATTCCGAGCGACTGCAGAAGCTGTGGGACGCGGGATTTGTGGAGATGGCGACAGCGAAAGTGCGGGAGGACCATATTGCCGAGGAAGGCGTGATGGTGCAGTACAGTCCGCGAAACGTAGAAGCGGATGCAAAAACAAGCATCAAGGATCAGTTGCGTGCTGTTCAAAACCAACTGAACACGATGGATGTGGTTGCATCCGTACATGCTCCGTCATTCGATGGAGTAAAGGAAAAAGAACGTAAAGCATGGGCGATAAACGCACTGAAGTCCAGCGGATACAAAACCGACGTAAAAGACTTTGGAATCGTTGAGCACGGCGAAAAAGAGATCAACAACAGCCTGAACTACCTCAACAGCAGCGAAGAGATTGCGGCGTTCGCATGTATCCCCCGCGTGCTAAAACGAGGCATCAGGACGAGCGGACACGAAAATCACAAGGGCAGAAACTACACAACCGTTACATTTGCAGCCCCTGTAGAGATCAACGGTATGCGCGGAAATATGGCTGTTGTGGTCAAGCAAACAAGCAAGAACCACTACAAAACACATCGTGTGCTGATGCCGGATGGCTCTGCGTTTGTCTATAACGACAACGAAAAAACAGAGCCTACTCCTGCGGGCGGCATTCCTTCCGATGGGAAGGCGCAAGCAACGCACATCAGCTCTGTTACTAATAGTGTATCGCAATCTTCCGGATCTGTCAATGGGAACATTCAGAAATCGGCGAGGGAGCAGACCGTACCGGTGAATGAGTTGCCAACGACACGCCAGTTTTCCATGCGTACAAGCGTGGAGAAGCGCGAGGACGGCCTGATGGCGGTGCACAATCTGAGTGCTGACAAGCTGACAGACACGCTGGAACTGGGCGGATTCCCAATGCCTTCCATCGCCATTGTAAAAGCGAAGCATGGGCACACCATGTACGGCGGTTACAGCGTCATCTTCAGAAAGGACACTATTGACCCGGAAAAGAACGCTGAAAACCGTGTATACGGCAACGACGCATGGACGCCCACGTTCCCTCCGGTAGAAACAGAAATCGACAGCGAAAAGCTGCTGGACGTGCGTAAGAAAATGAGCGATTCGGTCAAAAAGCTGGATGGCTATATGGCGCAGAGAGTGCAGCAGTATTTCAACCAGCTTGCCGGTCAGCAGGAAACAACCAGTCGTATTCCTGACCTGCGGGACAATGCATGGAATAACCACGGTATGCTGGCGGCCTACCTGACCGAGCAAGGCCAGACGGTCAACATCATGACGCACGAAGTGGTTGTCGACAGGGGGTATAACGTTGAGAACGCTGAAATGTACGATGCAATTCTCGACGTAATGGGCGATGATGCAAACGTCAGCATGCGTGGAATCGACATCATCGAGAAGTACGGCCAAGCCCTTGCGGACGCGAACGACAAGCTTGCTGTGATATACAGACGGTATCAGGCGGGAGACAGGCGCTCCGGCATAGCGATGCTGAACAGAGTCACCCAGGCTAAGGCATACAACGCCGCTGGCAGGGATACAACCGTCCAGACCAAGACGGAGAACAACTACGATGCAACCCGATTGGGCATGCAAGCGCAGATAGACCGCACAGCTTACAATACGTGGGTGGAGGATGTGCTGGCACAGTTCATGGGCAAAAAGGGCATCTACAATGGCAAGGAGCGGTTCACCAACTCCGGAAACCGCAGGAGCTTCAAGTATCTTCATGATGCGTACACGGCAGAGAATGTAATTCGCGCCATGCAGAAGGAGCCAGAAAGCGACATCAGCCCCACGAACGCCAAGGGGCTTCAAGCCGCAGCGGCCCGACGGTATGACAGCATTGAAGCCATCAGGGCAGACAGTAGCCGCCTTGGCAAGGTCAGCGAGGAAGAGTACAACGCCGCGCTTGCAGAGATTGACAACGAGCTGCACGACTTCCTGAACAGCATCGAAGCATGGGACTACGACAAGCAGGAACAAGCAGGAAATCTGCTGGTCAAGGCAGCAAAGAGCACCATGGATAACAGTGGCATCGTCCGTCTGTTCAAGAGCAACGGTTTCATGAAGATCACTCCGGCAAAGGCACGACATGCGCAGGAAATCATCCGTCAGGCACAGAACATGCCCACCGGCTACTTTGAAGCAAAGCCTGCGCGCGTCGTGAATTTCGACGAGGTGGCAATGCTTATTGCACCGCAGGACATGCCTGCTGAACTGGCTGCCAAGCTGGATGAGCTGGGAATCAAGTATACAACCTACGATGGAACGGATGAAGACCGGCTCGAAAAGGCCAATGCGGTGGAGAACGTGCAGTTCAGCCGCCGCGACGAAGCCCCGGACGGCGTGAGCATCCGGGAATTCCTGGGCGGCATGAAGCCCACCGACCGCATGACGGAGACGGAGAAGCTGCTGCTGAAGCGGTATCAGGAGAACCTTCGCACGCTGGAGGAAAAGGAGAAGCTGGTGGCGGAGCAGGAGGAGATCATCAGGACAGCGCCGATCAAGAGCGACGAGCTGACCATGGCGAAGAACCGGTATCAGATCTACCGCACCCAGGCGAACCGTGCAGCGCGCGCCTTGATGGACGCGGAACGAAGCGAGGGATTTGCCCGCGTGATGGCGACATCGCAGGAAGTGGTGAACCGTTATCTGCTGGGAAGCGCCGGAGCCGTGGGAGACGCGGCGGATGTGCTGGACGAGGAGATCGCCGGCCTGACGGCGCAGCTGAAGGCGGTGGAGGCTGATGTGACCCGCACAGCCAGCGGACAGCGGACGGCATTTGCCCGCGGGCTGTTTGACCAGAAGCAGCTGAACGAGGCCGCACAGAAGCTGAAGGACACCTACGGGAGCCGAATGAGCGTGAAGGCGATTGCGGACCGGCTGGCGCTGGCGTATGGAGAAATCTATGCGGATATTGACGGACAAGGGCCGAAGATGTTCATCGCAGCAGCCCGTGATCTGGCAGAGGATATATTGCGAGGGAACAAGTTCCGCTACAAGTCGGAGATCCTGCCGATGCTGGCAGAGCAGATCGGAACGATCAGCCTGACGGAGACGGATGTGCAGGAGATTCGCAATGCCGGATTGACGGTGAGCGAGTACAAACGCATGCTGTCCCCGTACATCAAGGTGGTGCAGGGCGGAAGCGGACTGAGCAGCTACGCCAGCAACGCGGAATACTACGGCGAGGGTGCGCTGGCATCCGTGCTGGGTGAGGATATCGAAGGCAACCTGGCAATGCAACTGTACAACGTCATCAGCCGGGAGAAGGCCCAGGAAACGGAAATATCCTATGAGGGCATGAGCGAAGGTCAGCTGATCGCAGAGGCCATGGCGGACATCGCCGGCGCGAATCTGCCCATGAGTACAGACAGCAAGACCGTGGACTATTTGCGCAAGGAACTGCTGAAGTACGCCGGAGAAAGCGCCCAGGCGGCACAGAAGGTGGAACAGGCCATCATAAACGCAGAGAAAGCGACCCGCCGTGCAAGCAGCGTATGGCGCGCGGCCGTGCAGGAAGTAAACACCGCCAAGCAGGCGGTGGAATACTACCGGAAACTGGATGAACAGCGCCGCCTGACGGAGCTGAAGGAGCAGAAGCAGGAGATCACCGCCCAGCTGCGGAGCGACTACGCAAAGAAGCTGGAGGAGAAGGTGCAGAAGCAGCGCACCGAATACCGGGAGCGTGAGCAGAAGGCACGGGAATACCGCCACAGCCGCGAGGAGCTGGACAAGCTGCGCCGGCGGATCGGCAGGAACGTGAAGCGGCTGAACACCATGCGGATGCGGGAGACCGACCAGCGGCATGTGCCGCAGGAATTCCACCACCTGGCGGATGCGGTGATGCAGACCTTCACCGACAGCAGCCTTGCGAAGCTGGCCTTCAGCGCGGAAAAGACGGCAAGTCTTGCGCGGAGGTATCGTCTGCTGCAGACAGTCGAGAGCGACATGACCTATTACTGGGATGACGAGATCGAAGGTGAGATCGAAAACCTGGTAGCGCTGAGCGAGGCATACAACGCGATCCGCGAACGCGGCGCGGGCGTGCCCAGCTATTTCAGCGTAGAAGGCGTGAAGCTGGAGACGGAGATCCTGACGGGCGTGGACAACATCGTCAGCAATGTGCTGCAGATGATCGACAGCGCGAACGACGCTTTCCTGCTGAATAGGAATGAAACCTTCGAGGCCTACGCAACCAAGACCGGCGAGGAAATCCGAAAGAAGCAGGACTACAAGCAGCTGAAGGGCTGGCCGGGCAAGGTGCAGAAGATGCTGGACGAGAACATCCGCACCGGCAACATGACGCCCATCTACTTCATGGAGCACCTGAACAGCCCGCTGCTGAAGGAAGTGTTCGACGAGGTCCGCATGGGACAGAGCGACTATGCGAAGATCGTGGCGCAGGGCAAGGACTTTGTGCAGGAAGCGAAGGAGAAGTACCACTACGGCGCATGGGTGGCTGACGGCAAGCTGAAGATGAAGACGAGCCAGGGCCATCAAATTGAGCTGACCCGCGAGGAAGCGGCAGAAATCTACGCCATCGCCAAGCGCGAAAGCACCAACAAGCTGTACCAGACGGAGCATCTGCTGTACGGCGGCTTCCAGTACAAGGATATCACCAAGAAGGGCGAGGGCCTGTACGCGGCGAAGAAGGAGAGCCATCAGCTGGATGCGGCGGATATCGCCAAGATCAGCCGCTGGCTGACGGATGAGCAGAAAGCCTATGCGGATACGCTGGTGGGCTTCCTGTCCACCACGATGGCGGATTACGGCAACGCTGCCAGCATGGAGATGTACGGGTACAAGAAGTTCAACGAAACGTACTACATCCCGTTCCATACCGCAGCGGAGCAGCGCTTCCAGCGCGGCGATGAAGGCCCGCAGGGTGAGAACGTGGGAACCGGGCGCCTGAAGAACAGCGGCTTCACCCACAGGCTTCAGCACGGCGCGAACGCGACGCTGGTGGTGGGCGGACTGACCGACACGGTTTCTGAACACATCCACAAGATGGCGACCTACGCGGCGATGGTGCAGCCGATCGAGAACATGAAACGCCTGCTGAACCACAAGGTGATGGAACCCGACGGCACGGTGAACACCATCCGTGCGCTGATCGGGCAGAAGTACGGACAGGCAAGCCAGGACTACATGACGCAGCTGCTGAAGGACCTCAACGGCGCGGCCATGGGAGACGAGCGTGCCACCGACCTGGTGAACAGCATGATCGGCGCATTCAAGCGCGGCGCAGTGATGGCCTCTGCCAGCGTGGTGCTGCAGCAGCCCACCGCCATGGCGCGTGCGATGGCCTACATCAGCCCGAAGTACTTCACGAAGAATCCCTTCTACCGCCCCGGCAAGGGAACATGGGACGAGATGATGAAATACGCTGGCACGGCGGTTATCAAGGACATGGGCAAATTCGACGTGGGCATGGGATTGACGGCGCGGCAGTACATCGCTGACGAACACCTGAGTGCAATGGAAGCCTACAGCCGCCTGAAGGCGGACAGCAAGTGGGAGGCCGGAAAGGAAGCGTACAAGCGCGCGCTGGACTGGCTGACGGCTGCACCGGGAAAGGCTGACCAGTGGACCTGGGGACTGATCTGGAAGGCAGTCAAAGCCGAACAGGCGGAGCTGCATCCGGGTATGGACGTGAACAGCGAGGAATTCCTGCAGCTGTGCGGAGACCGATTCGATGACGTGATCGACCACACCCAGGTGTACGACAGCGTGATCACCCGCAGCAACCTGATGCGAAGCAAGAACGCCTTGCACAGGATGGCGACCAGCTTCATGGCTGAGCCGACGCTGAGCATCAACATGCTGTACGACGCATTCCTGGGAAAACACGACAAGAAGCAGCGCGGGAAGATCCTGGGCGGCGTGATCGTATCCCAGGTGCTGGCGGGCGCGATGGCGGCGCTGGCACAGGCGTGGAACGATGACGAGGACAAGCGCAACGTGGTGGAACGCTATGCGGACCGCGCGACGGCGAACATCCTGGACAATCTGAACCCGCTGGGCATGCTGCCTTACGTATCCGACCTGATGAGCCTGTTCGCAGGATACGAGGTGGAGCGTCCCGACATGGCGGCGGTGGCAGACATCATCGACTACGGCAAGACCTTCATCACCAAGGCGGCGGATCCTGAAAAGACGCTGACCTGGAAGGACTACGAGAACTTTGTGGGTACGATAGCCAACATGGCAGGACTGCCGGCAAAGAACATCAGCCGAGAGGTGCGCCGAACACGCAACCTGATCATGAACAGCCAATGGACCGCCCCGGACGCTTTCAGCGTGGGACAGGCGATGCTGGAAAATGTGCCCTTCTACCAGAGCAAGAACGCTGTGTACTACGAGCGCATAGTAGCGGCAGAGCTGAACGGCGACACGCAGAAGGCGCAGGACTACCGGGAGTACATGCTACTGAGCAAGATGGTGAGCGAAGATGCGATGAAGACCGGCCTGAAGAAGGCCATGCAGGAGCGCTTCATCAGCGGAGACGCTGACGAGGATGCCGCGAAGCAGTATCTGCTGAAGATCGGTGCATACGCTGATGAAGACGATGCATACTGGGAAGTGGACAAATGGAAGGAGATGCGGGATGAAGGGATCGCCGCCGGTGACTACCGGAAATACGCAGACTTCTTCCAGGCGGTGGAAACAGGCGAGAACCTGAGAACTACCATCAAGGAGTACCTGGACAACGGCGTGAGCAAGACCACACTGGCGTCGCAGATCACCACCCAGTACAAGCAGCAGCTGATCGACCTGAAGGCAACCGGCAAGGGATACGCCGACCTGCAGGCGCGGCTCCTGACCGCTTATGAGGCCCTGGGATATGACCGGGCGCAAAAGCAGAAGGACATTCAGAGGTGGTTTGAATAAACCACTAACGCAGCCTATTGCTCGCAATAGGCAAGTGTAGCCAGCGCAGCCAGAGGCTGTGATGGCCGGAACAGAAGTGGTTTGAAAAAAAGTAATACCAACGGGCGGGGAAAGACTCTCTTTCCCTGCCCTGTTTTGTTATGGTGGAGGCGGATAGAAAGGAGGGAAGCCTATGGGCTTTGAATACGGCGTGACAGCCATCGGGAAACTGACGCGCCTGATGCTTGGCTACGCAGGCGAAGGCGGAACGAGGAAGATCCGAATAGACGTGAGAGAATGGCTGGAGCAGTTTCCGGGCGCAATGATCGTCATTCAGATGGTTCGACCGCAGGACAGGTACAAGTACTTTGTGTCGTACACGAAGGAAAAAGGCATCCTGACATGGACGGTGGGACATGGCGAGGTGAAGTACGCGGGCAAAGGCCTTGCGCAGATCACCCTGTACAACACCGACACCATGCAGGAGTACAAATCCCGAGTGGTAGAGACCATCGTTGCAAGGAGCCTGGAGGAATTCAACAGCATTCTGCTGGAAGAAGACGATCCGGCGCAGAAGTGGGTGAACCAGGTTTTGGAGGCGGCGAAACGCGCCGAGGATGCCGTGAGCCAGCGGCTCCCCTACATCGGGAGCAACGGTAACTGGTGGATCTGGGATATGGAAACCGGTGCATATGCGGACAGCGGCATTGCGGCAACGCCATCCGCAACGATGCAGCCGCTCATTTTCACAGGCGCGGTGGAGGAAATGTACGACGGCAGCAAGACGGTGTATGTCAACATCCCGACTGGCGGAATCGGAACAGATACACCGAGCGATCCTACATCTTCCGTGCCGGACTACTGGAAGGACCATATGGACGCAGGAATCGTCGATGCGAACGCTGCCATGACAACCGCTGCGATGGACCGGAGCGCATTCCTGTTTTACACCGATGCGCACTGGACAGGCAGCTACAAGATGGCACCGACGCTGCTGAAATACATCGAAGACAGGACGGACATCAAGAAAACGTTCTTCGGCGGTGACATCATCGAGAACGAAACGGACCGGAGCTATCTGGTGGACTGGCGCACCCAGGTGTCCAGGCTGACAAGCCATCACAGCGCCGCCGGAAACCACGATGACAGCATCGACAATGATGCATGGACGATCGAAGATACATACGACTTCCTGCTGGCACCTGAGAAAACAAGCGAAGTCGTGACTGGCGCGGACCTGTACTATCACATCGACTCCACAGCGGAAAAGACACGCTACATCTTTGTGGATACGGCGACCCGCGCATGGATCCTGGACAGCACCGCACAGCAGACGTGGTTCAAGAACACCCTGAAGGCTACACCCGACGGATGGCACATCGTCATCATAGGTCATCTGTGGTGGGACTACAAGCACAACGATGACGAAAGCTACGAGGCAAAGGACACATACTCCGGGAATGCCGGGATAGTGTTCGACCAGATCGATGCGTACAATGCCCGGACTGGAGAGTACGCATCCTGCACAGGCCGAGTGGAATTCTGCATCGGAGGACACCTGCACTGGGACGCAGACTACACAAGCCCAGGCGGCGTGCCGGTGATTCTGGTGACGTGCGAAAGCTACTACAGCCTGAGAAATGGCGCGACCGCTACGCAGGGAACCATCACGGAATCCTCTGTCAATGCCATTGTTGCAGACTATGCAGCAGGCGTTGTGCATGTGATCCGCTTCGGCCGCGGGAACAGCCGCACGGTGTATCTTGACGGCTCCGGAGGCGTGGAGAAGGACCCGGAGCAGGAGGAAGAAACCGTTGAACCCCCGCCGGTGTACGGCCCGGACAACATGCTGGGCATCGCTACCGAAGATGACGGCGTGACGCCGTTCAACAACGGCTGGGGCTTCAAGGACGATACGAGATACAGCCAGTCCAAGGCGCAGGATGAAGCTGCGCCGGGGTGGGACATCACCGGATACATACCGGCCGTACAGGGTGACACATTCCATTTCAAGAACATGCTGTTCATGGACGGAAGCGTTGCCACTGTGGACGCGAACAGGACCTATGTTTACTGCTACGATGCAGACAGGGAATTCAAGGTTGTCGGAGGACCGTACTTCCCTGAGAGCAACCTGCCGAGCACTGCCTGGTCGCCGGTGTATAACGAAGCCGGAGATATTGTCAGCCTGACAATCCCGCTGGACTCCTACTACAACGGGACGGCGTATGTACGATTCGGCGCGAACGACATCACCCGCGACACCGTTATCACCAAGAATGCGGAGCCGAAGGAAAACGACTACGAGTACACCGCGCCGACGGGCGATTTTACCAACATGCTGGACACTGCGACGGACGCATCCGGAAATGTGTTCAACGACGGGAACGGGTACATCAACAATTACCGCCCTGTGGCAAATGGCGCAGACATCCTGTCCGGCGGATGGGACTCGACAGGTTTCATCGCGGCTGTGCAGGGCGATGTGATCCGCTTTGCAAACATGGAGTTTCTTGACACCGGTAACGCCGGAGGGACCTATAAGCGCAGCGCATTCTTCTGCTACGATGCAAACAAGCAGTACATCGGGCAGTCTCCCGTGTTCGTCTACGGTCAAGCGCCGGGAAGCCTGTGGAACGCACTGTACAACAGCAACGGCGACATTGTGCAGCTGACGATCCCCAACAACTCGTACTACAGGAGCACGGCGTTTGTCAGGATCGTTGCGAAGAATATCCGTGGCGACTCGATCATCACGGTCAACGAGGAGATCAACCTGTGATAAACGCTATTCATCTGGCGTGGATCATCCCCCTGGCAGCGGCCTTCGGGCTTCTGCTGGGGGCGATGGCTTCCGCAGCCAAGGACAAGAAGGGAGAATAACACCATGACTTACGACTGGAACAAGATGGAAGAAATCACCGTACCTGTGGGCATCAACGGCTGGGTATACGCCGGCTCCGTCACCATTAACGGCGTGACGGTGGACTTCCCTATCGGCATCCCTACTTCCGTGCCGGAACCCGTTGCGGAACTGCTGAAGAAGTTCATCGCGCTGGAGGAGGACAAGAACAAAGTGCCGGCGCAGGGTGGAGGCAATTTCATTGTAAACGCAACAGAAGTAACTGCTCAATCCCCCGGAGAAGGGCTGACCTTTGCCTGCACTGCCAAGCTCGATAAAACCTTCAAGGAAACAACAACTGCGTTCCGGACGGGGCAGCAAGTCATGCTTGTCGCAGAAAACCTTATGGGAGAGGGCGAAAAGTGGCACATCCCTGCAGTTATGTGTACTGACGATTCGTTGACACTGTTCCAGCGGGTGCCTGGCCTTGACATTGTTGGCAACTTCAATCAGGATGGAACGATGAACGTTAGTGGATTTGCGACATAACGAAAGGAGAAATCACATGGCGATAAAGATTGAAAGCATGACCGGCACGGGCCTGATCGGCAACAGCACCATCCACCAGAAGGTGGAGATCACGGCGGACACGGAGGCGGATATCACCGGCCTCCCCGCGTATGGTCAGCCGGTGACGGACGTGGCTGATATGACGGTTATCCCGGCGCGGGGAAGCGTCGCCTACACCGCCGACCTGAGCGTGGGGTACATGCTGAGTCCGTCGGGCGTGTGGACGAAGTTCAGGGGGTGATGAGATGGTCGGAAAAGACTTGATCATGGCAACGCTGTTCGGTAGTGG